GAAGCAAGACGGGATGGCATACGTGGGACGGCGACCCTGGCACGGCCTGGGAGTTTATGTCGAGGGCGACGCGATGACCGCGGCCCAGGCGATCGAGGCCGCGGGTCTCGACTGGCAGGTCGTGACCGAGCCGGTGTACCGGCCCAATAGAGTTTGGATGGACAAGGTGCCGACGACGGGCAAGCTGTCTGATTGGTATAAGGAGATCAAGGATAAGCGGGCGATCGTCCGTCAGGACACCGACGAGGTGTTCGGCGTCATGTCCGACGGCTTCACGCCAGCCCAGAATCAAACGTGCTTCGACGCGATCAATGCGGTCGTCGGTTCCGGTGACGCGACATTCCACACGGTCGGGAGCCTGTTCGGTGGGCGGCGGGTCTGGATGCTCTGCAAGCTCCAGGGCGACTATCGGCTGGACAACGGGGAGAAGCTGGAATCCTTCATCCTCCTCGACAATTCGCACGACGGGTCGGCTGCGCTCCGGATGCGCCTGACAAGCGTGAGGGTCGTCTGCTCCAACACGCTCGGAGCGGCGACCGCGAATCGGGCAGCGTTCGCGGCACGCCATACGTCGGGGATCATGGGCCGCGTCAACGAGGCCCGCGACCTCCTCGGCCTCAACGCCGCATACATGGCGCGGCTGATCGAGGATGCGAACCGGATCGCCGAGCAGACGTGGAGCCATGACCAGATGAAGGACATGACCTATAAGCTCCTCGACCTAGACGACGACGTGGCGATCGACATGCAGCACGGGATCAAGGCCCCGGCGGCGAGTCGGATGCTCGACCTTTTCTATCTCGGCCAGGGCAACAAGGGCGAGACCCGCTGGGACGCCCTGAACGCGGTCACCGAATACCTCGATTACTCCAAGGGGAGTAGGGCTATCGACAGCCTGGACTCGACCGATGACGCGGTCGTCTCCCGCCGGCTCCAGAACTCCTGGCTCGGTTACGGCGGATATGAGATGCGGGCGAAGGCGTGGTCGATCCTGAACACGACGCCGGAGGTCGCTGTCACGGTCTAGGGTACGGTCAGGGGTATGCTAAACGGGCTGGCGGTGGTAAACTATTACTCCCACCGTCAGCCGGTAGGAGGTGATATATGCCACTAGGCCGATGGGGTACGGTCGCGGAGGCGGCGATCCACTTCGGGATCACGCGGCAGCGAGTCAACCAGCTAATCCGGAAAGGAGGTTTTCCCGACGCCCGTCGGGTCGAGATGCCACGGGGAGCCGTCTGGCTCCTGCCGTGGCCATTTAAGCGGAGGACGCTACGAACAGGACGGCCACCGAAGGCCGAGAAGGAGACAAGGCAGTGAGGCTATCAGAGGTGCAGCATACCCTCGACATGTCCCTGGAGGACATGGTCGACGAGCTAGTCGAGGCGCGGGCCAATCTCAAGCGACAGGAGGAGGTGGTTTTCTACGTGGAACGGGCGGTGGTGGAGGCGATGCAGGATCGCGGGGCATCGATCGTCAAGACGGACGCCGGGACGGCACGGCTGACGACGCCGGTGAGCTATGACTACAGCGTTCTCGCGGGTCTGCGGGAGATCACCAGCCCGGACGACCTGGTCGGCTATACGCCGGAGAGGGAAGTGGTCAAGCGGGAGGCGGAGCGGTGGAACATGACCCAGGCCAAGACCCTGGCTAACCTCTCCCACCAGCACCGAGCGATCATCGACGACGCGAAGATTTACGGAGACCCGCGGGTCAAATATGAGGCGAAAAAAGGAGGCCGATAGTGGCAGAGAGAATCGAGACCGAGGCTACGATCCTGGCGGTCGCGGACGACGCCACCTGGAAATTCAGCATCGAGGCGGAGATTCCCGCGTTCGACGGCGACCGGAGCTATCGGTACATAGCCTGGAACAAGAAGCAGGGCGCACCTCCGGCGGTCAACTCGACCGTGCTGGGGACGTTTGAGCCCTATCAGCGGGCGAAGTTCTACGTCCAGAGGGGCGATATTGAGGACGGCCCGGTCGACGGCACCGAGACGCAATATATGTTGACCTGGAACATGGTCGGAGCGCGGCCCTTACAGACCGGTAACGGTGCCGGGTCGCCCGCTACTACTGCTCCGGCGGCTAGCGGCCCTGTCAGGGGCGGACAGGGGCCGTCAATGGCGACTGGCGCGACCTATCTCCCGGCACCGACGGCAGATGAGAGGCTGGCGAAGGAGTTGGCGAAGTTTCGGCGAGAGTCCGAGGGCGTCAATGACCGGAAGGCGGTCTCTGACGTCATGGCGATGGTCGAGGCGGGAGCGTATACCCTGGACGGCCTGATCGAGGACTCCGAGAGATTGGCAGCGTGGTACAACACCCGGCTGGCGGCTCGGTGCCAGTCGCCGCTGGTACAGGCGGCTCAGGCGTCGGGAGCGGTGATCACGAACGTGAAGGACGAGGAGCCGCCGGTGGTTATTCGGAACCGGCCCGACCTCGACGACTACGTCCGCAACCGGGGATGGGCGTCGGCTGACATCTCCCGGATCATCCAGGACGCGGGCTATGCGTCCTCGACGGAATACCTCGAAGCCGAGGGCAACACGGTGCAGGGGCTTGCCGCGTTGCTCGACTCCGGACTCGGTTCCTGGTAATGCCCTGTACGCCTGATTACTGCGACATCCACGACTACCCGGTGGCTCCGGGCGGCGGCTGGTGCCGCGCAGTGGATGCCGCATATGCCAGGACGCAGATCGTGCCTCGGTCAGGTTCTCATGACGAGAGTCTGGCCGGGGCTTTTTTGCGTTTGACGGAGATTCTGGAGCGGATGGAGGAGCGACAGCCCAACTGGTCGCCGCCACCGTCCGCTCCGCAGAAGCGACCGGAGAGAAAAGGAGGCACACCACTATGACCCTTGACCGGCTAACCGTCCCGGCGTTGGAGACGCTGGGGACGACATACATCGTGAGGTGGACGGAGGGCGTAACAATACGCCTAGACCGGATATACGAACACCGGGATTACCAGGTCGACGCGGAGGTGACGATCACTGACGATCAGGAACTTGCGCCGCATCTCCTCGGCCCGGTGCGGACGTCGATTACCAAGACCTGGCGGTCGGTGATCGCCGACCTCGACCGGGTCAGTGAGCGGGGCGACTGGCGGCAGAGGCTGACCCAGGCGACCGTGCTGGTGCTGGAGCGATACCGTGCCGGGGTGCCTATCGTGGCCCTCGGAGCGATGGAGCCACCGGCACCGATCGCGGAGGTGCTGCCGGGGATCGTCTGGGAGCAACTCCCGACCCTGGTCTATGGCGCCGGCGGGATCGGCAAGTCTCAGATGGCCCTGGCGTGGGCGTCGGCGTTACATACCGGCACCCAGGTCGGAGGTCTCCAGGCCGTCCAGGGCAACGTACTATTTCTCGATTGGGAGACTTCCGAGAGAATGACCTGGCACCGCAACGCGGGACTGCTCAAGGCTCGGAGCATCGAACCGGGGCCGTGGCCCGACACGGCATACCCGGAGGCGTCCCGGACGGGGATGGTGTTCTATCGTTTCATGTCCGGGCCTGTCTGGGACTCGGTCGAATTCCTGCGGGGCGAAGTCGCCCGGCTGGGCATCAAGACGGTCGTCATCGACTCCGCCGGCCCGGCCTGCGGCGGGGAGCCGGAGAGCGCGGCACCGTCGATCAAGTTCTTCGACTCGCTCCGGGACATGTCCGACCCGGCTGACCCGGTGCAGACGATCATTTTGGCGCACGTCACGCATGAGGCGCGGAAGGGCGGCAAGTCGTCGCCGTTCGGCTCGGTCTACTGGATCAACCTACCGCGCAACGTATTCGAGCTTGCTGTCAGCGCCGGACAGCGGCAGAATCACTCGGACTATGCCCTACACCACCGGAAGAGCAATACCGGGTCGCTACGGCCTCCGATCGGGTTCCGGCTGACGTGGGGCGAGGACGGCTGTACGATTGACGACCTCGACATCCGCAAGAACGCCCGACTGGTGGCGGGGCTACCGCTGGGAGAGCGGGTCGGGATCGCGATCTCGGAGCACGGGGCGATGAGTACGGGCGACCTCGCCGACTTACTGGACGCTCCGCCTCGGAGCCTATCCGCGACGCTATCGGGCGACGAACGGTTCATCAGTCAGAACGGTCGGTGGGAGACCACCGAGCCGCTGGGGGTGGACTGATGAAGATACCATTTTATAAACCCAAAACGGGAAGGAGCAACATGGCTACAACGAGGATGACACCGATAACGGAGATGACGCCACCTGACCACCGATGCACCTATACCGTCCCGCAGCACATATGCGGCGGGGAGTGTTACTGGATCGCCGAGCCGATTGACGAGGAGATGACGTCGAGAATCGTTCTGATCACGCCGGAGATCGCGGCAGCGTGGCTGAAACGCAACGACCGGAACCGGACGTTCAGCCGGGATACATCCCGCGTACTCGCGGCTGAGATGACGCGGGGCTACTGGCGGGAGAACGGCGAGTCGATAGTGTTCGACCGGGCCGGAGTTCTGATCGACGGACAGCACCGGCTCCAGGCGGTACTGAGTTCTGGCCGGCAGTACCGTTGCGCTGTCATAACCGGGATCGAGGCCGAGGCCCGATCAACGGTTGACACCGGCAAGAAGCGGTCGGGAGCCGCGAATCTCCAGATGGCCGGCGAGAAGAACTCAACCGTGCTCTCCGCGGTTCTAACTCTCTGGAAGGGCTACGTTGCCCACGATACGGCGGCGATGACCTACCCGGCGCAGAAATCGCCTGAGCGGCGAACGAGTATCCCCAGGATCATAGAATACCTTCACGAATGGCCGGGGCTGCGCGAGGCTTGCACAGTATCCCTGTCGCTCCGCGATACAGGCCACGGCAGGGCGTTAATCCCGGCGTCTGAGGCCGCTATGATCTGGTTTGCGATCACCCAGTCCGGGGCAACCAAGGAACGAGCCTCGGAGTATCTGGGCAGTGTCCTGTCGGGCTACAACCTAAGCGAAAACAGCCCGATCATCAGCCTCCGGCGACGCCTAATCGATAACCTCGGAACCGGAAGGCAACTCGACAAACGAGAACGGCTGGCACTGATACTCAAAACCTGGCAACTATGGTCGACCGGACAGACCCGCCGGCAGATTCGGTGGGACTCTGATCAGGACTTCCCGTTCCTGTCTTAGCGCCGTTTTTAGACAGCGCATAGGGTAAGCCTCCGGGGCGGCTATTAAACGCCGCCCCGGGGCTGCCAGGGCCGTCAGGAGGCATGTATGGAGACGTCGGAGAGGTGGGATGTCCCGGTATCTCGCCGGGACAATCCGGTAACGAGCTATGGGGCGGAGGCGTCGATCAACGCGGGGGGATCGCGGCAGACCCAGTGCCGGTACATCCTAGACACCGTGATCGCGACCGAGGGACGGGTCGCAGGGGAGATCGGGGAGGCGACCGGTTACGGGATGCACATCACGTCCCGACGGTTAGCCGACCTGAAGAACCTCGGCCTGATCCGGCAGGGCGTCCCGCGTGTCTGGGAGGGTAGTGGCCGGAGGCAGGTGACATGGTGGCCGGTAATCGAACCGGTGCAGGGAGTGTTGTGGTAGACGTGTTAATCCTTAACATCGGAGGCGTTAAGCCTTAACATGAGGACGCAGAACGTGTTAACCAGTTAACTGTTAACCAGTTAACTACTCCCCTAGCCCCCCCTAAAGGGGGGCGTAGGGGGAGTGTAGGAGTTATACAACGGGAGGGAGAAAGGGATCAATGGAAACGCTAACGGTGGAGTTTCAACCGGATCGTCGGTTATCCAAGAACGGTCTCCGGAAAAGTCACTGGAGAGAATCGCAGCCCCTGATCAGGCAAGCCCGCGAGGACGCATACATCCTGGGACTCATCGAGGCGGAGGACGGATGGACGACGCCTGATCGGTGCCGGGTCTCCGTCCGGCAATATTACTGCGGCAAGGCGTTCGACTGGGACGGCCTCGCGACCCTCTGCGGCCCGGTCATTGATGGCCTGGTCGACGCAGGGGCAATGCCGGTCGATGATGACCCCGCCCACGTCGTCGAGTACACTATGACAGCGGAGCGCGTCAAGACCCGCGCCGAAAGCCGGGTCGCGGTCACCGTAACGCCTGTCAGCGAATAGGAGGCGCAACCGTGGCATTCATCGACCTGGGGCATGTTTGCGATGCCTCATGTCCGACGATCCCCGACCTGGAACGGGTCGCCCGCGGACGGATGAAAATACACCGGGGCCAAAGCACCAGCAACCCTATCCGCCAGGATCGGGAGTTCCTCGGCATCTCCGGTGAACACGCCTTCCATCGTTCGACCGGCCTCGCGTTAGACATGACCGTCAGGCGGGCCGGCGACGGTGGGCATGATTTCGTCGTCCACGGCCAGACCATTGACGTGAAGTGCGTGTCGCATGTCTGGCGGATGTTGGTCGGCACCAAGGAACGCCGATGCGACATCCGCGTCCTGGCGTACTTCAGAAGCCTGGGTCGGTCGACGCTCGTCGGGTGGGAGTTCGACGACGTTGTGCGCGAGGCTCCGACTCGACCAGGGCTGAACAACTACGTGAATCACGCTATCCCTGTCGACGCGCTCCGGCCAATGGCGCAGCTATGGCAGCACCTTGGGGAGCTTTATCCGTTATCGTTCTGAAGGAGGGCTGATGCAGATTAGAGACCGGATCAAAGAACTCAGGCGCGTGCCGGCGTCGGAGCTTATCCCGAACCCGAAGAACTGGAGAACCCACCCTGTAGCACAGCAGGACGCCCTGAGAGGCGTCCTGGCCGAGGTCGGGTACGCCGACGCCCTGATCGCCCGCGAGACGCCGGAGGGGCTGATGCTGGTCGACGGCCATCTGCGGGCTGAGACCACGCCCGACTCCGACGTTCCGGTGCTGGTGCTGGACATCAACGAGGCGGAGGCCGACCTGATGCTGGCGACCCTCGACCCGCTAGCGGCGATGGCGGGCCGGGACGGAAACCGGCTCACCGAATTGTTGGCCTCGGTCTCGTCCGATAATCAGGCCGTGGCAGATTTGCTGAATAGCATGATGGAGGATGTCCCCGACGAGAAGCCCAAGGTGCTGCCGAAAGAGGAAGATGCTTTCGAGATTCCTGATACCTCTGAGATACAGCGCGGGGACTTATTCCAGCTAGGGAACCATCGTCTGTTATGCGGTGACAGTACGGCCCCAGAGGATGCCGTAAGGCTGATGGGTGGGAGGACTGCGAGCCTGATCCACGCCGACCCGCCCTACGGCATGAACAAGGGCTTCGACAATGACAACCTCCACGATGGGAACCTTGACCAGTTCCACATGTCCTGGTGGGAGGCGTTCCGGCCCCATATTGACGACAATGCGAGCGCGTATATCTGGGGCAATAGTGCAGACCTGTCGAGGTTGTGGCATACGGGTGGCCTCAAGAATTCGGAGCGGCTGACGCTCAGGAATGAGATTGTCTGGGACAAGGGCGGCGGTGGGATGTCGGTGAAGACAGAAGCGGGGAGGATGTTCCAATCATCGGAGCGGTGCCTGTTCTTTATGTTAGGCGAACAGGGCTTCAACAATAACGCCGACAAGTATTGGGAGGGGTGGGAAGGGATACGCTCGGCACTTGCTGCGGACGTGGCGAAGATGGGATGGACGGCAGACGACATCCATCGAATTACAGGCGTTGGGATGTTCGGGCATTGGTTCACGAAGTCGCAGTGGGAATTCATACCGGAGCATCATTACAATGCGCTCCAAGCCGCCGCCAAGGACGACGCCTTCAAGCGTGACCACGATGACCTCAAGCGTGAGTTCTACGCGACCCGCGCATATTTCGACAACTCCCACGAGGCCATGACCGACGTCTGGCTGTATGCGCCTATTGGCGACGTATGGAAGTTTCCAAGAGTGAAGGGGGCCGACAGGCACGACCACGCCACGCCGAAACCCGTGCTGATGATTATCAGGGCGGTCAAGTCGTCTTGTGAGTCTGGGGGTCTAATCGTCGACCCGTTCTCAGGGACAGGCACCACGCTGATGGCATCAGAGTATGCGGACAGGTCGTGCTATGCGATGGAGATCGAGCCACGATACTGCGACGTCGCGATCAAGCGGTGGGAAGATTACACCGGGGAGAAGGCGGTGCAGGTCTGATGGCGAAGCGCAAGCAGCCGGGGCTATACCCGACGCCGCAGAAGAAGGCCGAGTTTGAGCTTCGCCGGTATCAGATGCTGGAGCTTTACAAAGGGGGCGCGACCGAGAAGCAGATCGGGGAGACCCTGGGCGTCGATAGGTCGCAGGTACACCGGTCGATCAAGCGCGTGCTGAACGACCTCGCCGAGAAGTACAGCGGCATGGCTAACCAGATACGCGCCCTCCAGATGGAGCGGTACACGACCCTCCTGTCCCGGTGGTGGCCGCAGGCCCTGGCCGGCGACGAGGCCGCGACCAAGATGGTGATGTCGATCATGCACCGCATCTCGGAGATCAACGGCGTGATCCCGAAGGAACCGCTGATCACCATCGACCAGCGGGCGATCCACCTGACCCAGGGCGAAGTAACCTTCAGCATCGAGGCAGCAAGTGGCAACTACCTCAACGGCAACGGCCCCGACGGTAACGTACCGGAGACCCAGTCTCTACCCGAAGCAGCAGGCGGCGATCTTCTCGGCTGACCGGTACGGAATCATCGAGGGGTCGACGAAATGCGGGAAAACCGTGGCATGTATCGCGTGGATACTGGAGCGGGCTATGGGCGGTCTGCGGGGCCAAGCGTTCTGGTGGATCAGCCCGGTCTATCCGCAGGCGAAGGTCGCATATAGGCGGCTCAAGCGGGGCCTGCCGGAGACCCTCTACACGGCCAACGAGTCTGAGCTAACGATCACGCTGGTGAACGGGGCGATCATCTCATTCCGGTCTGCGGAGAAGCCCGACAACCTCTACGGCGAGGACGTCTATGCTGCGGTGCTGGACGAGGCTACGCGGATGCGGGAGGAGGCGTGGCACGCGATCCGGTCGACCCTGACGGCTACCCGCGGCCCCGTCCGGATCATCGGCAACGTCAAGGGCCGGCGGAACTGGGCCTATGCCCTGGCGCGTCGGGCCGAGGGAGGGGAACCAGGGTGGACGTATGCGAAGCTCACGGCAGCGGACGCGGTCGACGCCGGGATCATAGCGTCGGAGGAGATCGACCAGGCCCAACGGCAACTACCGGAGAACGTGTTTCGCGAGTTGTATTTCGCGGAGCCGTCAGACGACGGCGGGAACCCGTTTGGGCAGGAAGCTATCCGGGCCTGTATCGGGGACGTCTCCGGGGCTCCTGCGGTGGTCTACGGGGTCGACCTGGCGAAGTCTGTCGACTGGACGGTCGTGGTCGGCCTCGACGAGACCGGGGCCGTCTGCCGGTTCGACCGATACCAGTGGCCGTGGGAGGAGACCGTCCGCCGGCTAGCCCAGGAGATCGGCCTGACGCCCGCGATCGTAGACTCGACCGGGGTCGGCGATCCTATCGTTGAACGGCTCCAGCGGGAGCTATCGAACGTCGAGGGCTACAACTTCTCCTCGACGTCTAAACAAAAGCTGATGGAGGGCTTGGCGATGGCGATCCAGACCGGGGAGGTGAGGTATCCGCAGGGCGTAATCGTCTCCGAGCTTGACGTCTTCGCCTACGAGTACACCAGGACAGGCGTCCGGTACTCGGCCCCGGAGGGGATGCACGACGACTGCGTGATGGCTCTGGCCCTCGCGGTCTATGGCCGGACGGGTGCGCCGGGGGTGGGGGTATGGTAG